AAAGATTATCTAAAGCGATAATACTATGTCCATCTTTTTGTAATCTGTTAGCGAGGTGGCTTCCAATAAACCCACGAGCTCCCGTTATTAGGATTTTTTTCATATAATTATAGGTTCAACCTAGCGCGGGAACGAGTGCTCCTACGCTAGAAGAACTTACAAGGTATTAAGCGAAGCTTACGCTTAGCCTGCTGTTACTACGATACGCCCTGCTGACAAGTGTAATACTTGTGTTGCAAAGGTAGCCTTATAACCAACGGTTGACCATTGATTTAGAGGGTTACTTGTGTCGTTGTTGTTAGGATTCTTGATGAAGGTTTTAACGCCACCGTCAAGTTCCGTAACTGCATAACATCCTTTACCAAAGATTGGTGTGTAGTGAGCAGTAGTGCTCGCTCCAGCGCCAGATGTAGAACTGTACATGTTAGTTGATTCTATAATACGAACACCATAAATCTTTCCAACTTCACCTTTCCACATGGTTTCTTTAGCAATGTATTGATTCCAAGTTTGCCAGTCATCGTCAGCCTCAATGTTTTTTATAACATTTGGATGAGCGACTGCTACAAAACAACCGTCTTCGAATGGGCGAACGTTCAATCTGCGAAGATTGAAAGCTGCTTCACGAATGTTATTGGTGTCCATTGTCATGTCCGCAAGGACAGAGGATGTAGTACCAATGTAACCAGCTGAAGTGCCTGAATGCCAGTACTGTAAAGGTAACTTAGCTCCTGATGGAACTGAAGATGTACCTAATAGACCGTTTCTAACACGAGTGTCAATAGTTAAAGCTGCTTGGTAACCTAGTAAATCTACAATAGATTCAATTTGGTTATCAATAGCTACCATAACTAATACATCTGATGGTTGTACATAATCACCATACTGTTCGATAGTAGCTGATATGTTAGAAGCAGATGTAACTGATGCGTCTGGTGCAGTACCCTCAGTGAGTGCTGAACTAGCTGCGAAGTCAGTGTAACGACTCCAGGTAATTGTATTACCGGAATGTTTTGGAAGTGGTTTCTTTTCAGCGAATTGATACATAACTGTATTAGCACGTAACTTTTCTAGTAAAAGTTTGTCATAATACTCCATAATCAATTCTGTGATAGAACTCACTAATGTTTGATTTGCTGCCATTTAATTTGTTGGGATTTCTATTTGTCTACTTTTGGGAGAACATCCCTTAATTGTTCAGTTGTGAGTTTAGAAATATCTATTTCATCAAGTGAACCAGTTTGTTTTCCAACGGTAGATTCTACAGAAAATCCCTCCTTACTCTTGTCTTCTGAGATGCTCTTCACAGCCTCCTCCGCTGATGCAAAGCGTTCCGTATAAATTTCTTTAAGGGTTTTCTTTGTGTCAACGTTTTTCCATAGGTCTTCCAAAGTATTTGCATACTTCTCGGCTTCTGGAATCTCCGCAAATAAAGTTGCTTTTTCTTCGGATAATTTTCGCATCAAGCTTTCGCTTTTAACTGCTTTCATTTCCGTCTTAAGCTTCTCCATTTCTGGGTCTGGAGTCTTAGGGGTGTCAGCTTGAGGTTGTGCGGTTGGAGCCACTTTCTTAGACGCTTCGTCTAATTCAGTTTCTAGTTGTGCAAGCTCTTGACCAGAGTACTTGTGCAACTTCTCTCCTAACCTCTCGTAGTCAGATTTCTGACCGAGTTTCTTTTCAAGATTGACATAACCTTCTTCCAATGCAGTCTCATTTTCGAATTTACCAGCGTACTTCTTGGCGGTTGCCTCCGCTTTCGGTTCTTCTGGCTGAGATTGTTCTGGCACGGTTGTCTCTGTGGCTGCAGAGGTCGTGTCCTGGTTAGCTATCTGAGCTTTAAGAGCCTCTAAGTTCGCTTGTCCTCCAGCGTCAACGTTGTTGTCCGTTTGAGGGGTTTCACTAGGGTTATTCTTATTTGTTTCTTCCATTTGATTTTGAGTTTTGTTAATTCTAAGCCGTCACGTATTATACTCGACCATGTATCACGCTCTGGAAAGGAGCAGTGTAAGGCCACCTAAAAAACCTTACATTACCCCTATTTCAAAGCACAAGCTATTGTGCGCCTGGATTTGATTTTAATCTGCTTGCGGATTGCTTTTTAATTCTTGTTCTGCGTCTTCTCCCTCTTTAATAAGAGTGAGTAACAATGTTTCTGGAAAGGTTAATCCCTGTATAAATCCACCTTGAGCCTTAATCTTTTCCATTGTGTCTAGTCCGTAGGGGCTTGTTTTTGGATAGGCTCCTGAGATGAACGTGGCTAGTTTCTTCCAATCTTCTGTTTTAAGAAACTTCTCTGCCCACTTCTTACGCTCTATTTTTTCATCAAGACCAATCTTATAGTCTTCTTTGCTAATTTGTTCTTCTTCATTCATAGATGTTTTGTTAGATTATTAATTTTGATTCTGCCCGTTGATACCCTGCATAATTCCCTTATCTGTTATTCCATTTTCTGGTGCTGGTAACTTCTGTCCGTTGATAGCTTGATTCTGTGCATCTAATCCAATGCCTCCACTTGCCATCATTTGAGCATCCTGAGCTTTCTTTTTATCTTGCTCTATCTCAGCTGGAGTTTTGAAAAGCTTATCTACATCTCGGACACCACCACGTGTAATCTCTCTATAAAGTTCTTGTCTATTAACACCAGCTTCTGGATCATCCTTAGTAAGGTTAGCTAAGTCAAGTAATTGTTTTCTCATAATATCTCTATTAACAAGTAGTGACTCATCTGGCTCAACTTGAATATCATAGTTTCCATCGAACTGGTCTTTAGAAATTTCTTCTAGTTCAAGCCTTTTAGACTCTTCATTAAATATATTAATAACTTTTAAGTCTTTAATATTCTTTAAATCTAAGTGTTTGATTAATCTACCTAGTCGTTGTAGAGAAATAGCAAAGTTCTTTTTAATCAATTCAATTCTAAGGGCTGAGTTTCTATTAAGAATAATTGCTTCAGATGCTGAGTCAGCTCCTGATACACCACTAATAACATCAGTGTTGGCTGTAGCAATTTGAAACTGCTGGTCAACCATAGCAAGTAATTCAGCAATAGGTTTAATATCAATTCTATTATCAATTTGTTTTACGTCTTTATCAATCTCATCTACATCTATAAATCCAGATGGGCGAGATATTAATTGTCGTGGGTCAATGCGAGCACCACGTCTACGTTGGTACATCTGATTAGCTGAGTTTCTAACATTGTCTTTAAGTTGATTAAATAATACATTATAAACATCTGCTATATCCATTCCTTGCTTTCCAATACCACGGCCATGCGCGCGTGAAGGTACTGGGTCTACTTCCCATTTAAAGTCAGTATAAGGAATTATACCCCAAGGATTCTTACCATCATATAAAAGCCACTTATCTGCGCCTCTAGCAACAACTGTAAGCTTTTCTTTAGTCCAGTAATAATAAACAACAAGTTTCTTTACATCGGAATATAGATAGCTGTCTTCATTAAACTTCTGCATATTAAGTATGTCAGAACTTTCATAGCCATTATCTCCATCTCCTCTACCACCTCCCTCGTCTGCTTTCTTTTCTGTCTTAATTTTGACAGCATCCTTATATAGAGGATTTGATTTAATATCATCTACTGTGGTCCAGAATCTTGCTATAAGTGGAAGATTTCTCTTCTCAAGCTCTGAAATACTTGGAACTAATGGATTATAAAAAATATCGAACGGAGATACTACCTCCAGCTCAATATTATCAAATATCTTTTTACCATCAGAATCTTTCCTTACAACCCATGGAGAGTAGATATATGAGGTGCCTAAAAGAGCACCCTGGGTTACCCACTGTACGACATGAGAGTATAGGTCTATTTCGTAATCTGCCTGATACTTTAATATCTTTTCCATTACCCTTGCTTTCGGAACATCCTCTATTCCTATAGGGATTGTTTTGAAAGACGGGAAATTTCCTATAACAATAGGTGTCATAATAGATACAGCTGTGGATATCTTGGGGACAAAGTGTTGAGACTGGAAAGGAATAGCGACACCGTTGAAGTGTGCTTCTTGGGCATCCGTGTACTTCTTCCATTCAGCCCTTTGAATCTGAGTAGTCTGCTCATACTTCTGTTTTAAATTGACAATATAGTCAATTTTAGCTTCGTCTGTTACGAGTTTTTTAGGGTCTACTGTTGTTTTGTTTTCTTCCATATTATTTATTAAGTGCTGTAAGCACTGTTTTACGCGCCAAAGGCGGTGAAATTATTGTGTTCATAATCGTGTGTTTCTTCTCCTGGTAAACGACTTATATCCTGTATATAAGCTAAAGCATCAATGATATCATCATGCTTTCCAGACGGGAAGGTAAACAACTCATCTTCGAGTAATTTAGTCTCCTCAGCGTCTTTTAAATGAAACAACTTGTGGGTCCGATATAAAGGATCAAGACCCCTAATTCTAGTTGGGGACTCTTTCTTAGAGCGTCCACCATGTTTTAATTCCTCTAAAGGGAGATATGTTCGTCTTCTCTTGACTTCATCGTCAACATATGGTCTAAGAGTCTGCCATTCAATGCCATCCTCAACTCCAAACTTAGATGGAGACCATTTATCGTTAGTAAGAAACATCTGGTCGACAATCTCCTTGGGAGCCCATCGTCCACGTCTTATCTCTCTTATATATTGTTTTCCATCACTATCTACACTAACTGTAGTAATAACGGAGAAATCTGCTTGTTTTGAACGGGAGACTGCTAGGTCAGCCGTTGTATATGTATTAAGAAGTCTTCCATCCAATTCTTTCTGCTTATAATATCTCCAGTCTTCTCTCTTAAAGAATTGGTCTTCTGAATCACGAGGTTCGTTCTGATACTCAGCATAGAACAAATGTCCTACACCATTATTGATAGCATCGTTCTTAATGGTCATCAGAGCCTTATAAGTAAGATGCTCCGGCCATAGAACCTTATCTTCTCCCATTATAGCCTTATATAGACTCTTATCCCACTCTAGGTACATATCTTTCGACAATACCTTAATCAAGAGCGAGTCATAATGGAGAATTGTACCTATATATAGTATTCTTCCTGTATCAACATCCAATGCAGGGTACACTTCTGAATGTAACCAGCGTTGAA